TCAAACTTGTCAGCAGTCCACTTCTCACGAATTGCTGCACCTTTAATTGCAGCAACCGTTTTTCCTTTAAGTTTCAATCCTTCCTTGATGTAGGTTTCATTCATTTCTACACCAGCATAACTAGCAGCAATTTCAGTAATACGGTCAATCCGTTCCATATTTGCTGCTTCTAGTTCATTCTGTGCTTTGATACGATCTAGATTAGGATCAGAGGTTGAGGTTATAGAGGAAGAAGTAAGATCATCTTTCTTAGTAACAGTAGTTGTTTTCTGTGCTTCAAAACGAACTTGGGCTTTTGCCTTCTGCTCGTCGGTCAAATCCTCTAGCTTCATCCCCATAGGTTCACAGATGATAGCCTGTACCCATGTCTCGAACGGAGTCATATTATTTATTCCTTTTTTAGTTGCGGCAACTGTTACGGTTGTATTTGAATCAGCACCAAGTTTAGTAATAGTAAGTTCTTTACCTACAGTTTCGTGAGCAATAATTAATGGTCCTTTATGTTCTTTACCATTAACTATTGCTGTTTCTCCTACATCTATAAAACTGGCTTTAGCCTTACCATTTTCATCTTTTACAATATCAGCACCAATAGAAGGTTGCCAAGGAAATCCATTTTGACTAGCTATTGTAATTTGTCTCGCTTCTTCATTAGGTACAGATAAAAGACCCTCTGCTAGTATTTCATACTTATGTAAATCAGCTTTAATACTAGTTGTATGTCCAACTTCAATGTTATGATCTTTTAGAACAGGCATAATTTGTGAGGAAGAAAAACCAGATAAATCAATAACTACCTTTTCAAAAAAGTTCTCAAGTTGCATTGGTTCACCAGTATTGGCGACCATCTTAAATGTAGGAATCTTATCTGTGCCATCCTCATGTTTACCACATTGAATATCTAATGTAGTAGATAATTTTAATGTCGTTGGTATTTCTTTATTTGGCATAGCTCTATTTTCTCATATATCAGGTTTCTTGTCAATAAATATTAGAACTACTATTTTTAGCTAGTTTAACTACCTTCATCATCATCATCAGATGTACTAGCTGGTTCTGGATTTAAGTCTTCAAACTGTTCGGGAAATTCCTTACGTAATTCTTGTCCTCTAGAAAGTTCTCGTCTACGATTTTCATGGTGTTCTTCAACAGAGCGATTAAACCGTTGTTCCTGAATATCTACATCTGTTATATGACCACCCATATGAAGAATATTAATTGCTGTTGCTACTTTAGCTGGATCAGTATGTTCTGGTATCTCATCCCACCTATATACGTGTTCTGGTGGATCATCTTGTAAGTCAGAGAATCGTGATACTATTTGTTCTACAGAAACATCTAGTTTTCGTTTATTATCAATATCTAGAACATCATCAGGAAAATAATCTGGTGTTCGGATTGCTTCAAACCACCATTGAGCTAAATCTTTATCTAATACTTCATCTTCACAATCTAATTGTTCCTGTTTAAGTGATTGTTTGTAGCTTTGAGTATCATGCAAACCAGCAGACATGTTATGATTACCACTATCTGCCATTGCTACATTTCTGGGAGTAAGAAGTGGGCGACTAGCTTCCCCTACTAATGCAGCTACAAAGCTATCATAAACTGTTACAGGTTGTTCTGCTTTAAGTTGTTGAACATCATACCCATCTGGTACTGCGGTTAACATTCCACGATCAACAGGAAATCCTTCAAACCATTTCTCTTTATCACTATTAGATTCACTTTCAGTATCACCAAAAGCTGTAGCAAATGGTAACTGCATAGTCTTTAACAAGACAGTAAAATCAGCAGCTATTTCTGCATTTTGAACAACTGCTAATGTATATCGTCTTAGAAGTGCCCATAAAGGAAGAGTGTATGTTGTTTCAGGTATTCCACGTAGCCAACCGCGATCTTGTCTGAACCAGTGAATTACATTCTTTTCTCTAATCCACTTACCCTCAGATACTATAGATTTAGTATTAAAGAATTGTGTTTCTCCAGGGTGTTCATTCAACAAGTGATAATGTGTTGGTTCACCAGAAGTAGCATTAAAACGAACACCATCTATTTCTAAACGGTTTCGTTTTTTAGTCATTGTTTGATTATCAAAACTAGATATTTGATCACATTCAAAAATTCTCTGATCGAGTGTAACCTTATGATTTAATTGAGCATTATTAACAGCAAATGAGAACCCTTCACCATCAAATAGTTTAGCATGACGAAGACGCCATAGTTTCTTTCTAAGCTTTATTTTCTTAGATCTTACCTTCCAAGTTCTTTCAACTATTACTGCTGCTGATAACTTATTAGGATCTTTTGATTGAAATCTAGAATCAGTGATTTGAAGAGTGGGACCACTACCTACAAAGTCTTGACAAAGAGATAAACCAATTCCTTTAAGATATCCACTATTAGAACTTTCATATCTACTTCTGCTTCGTAGTTTCTTTCTGGTAGAAAGATTATTTACCGCATCAGGTGATAACTGATTAGCAGGAATCCAATGTTGCTCATTCTGCATAGTTGTCTGTGCAGCATCATACTGACCACTTCTAAGGCGATACTTTATCTCTTCCCGTATTCTGACTACTTCACGAGAAGGGTGAACAGAGTGCATCTTATTTCCGTGTTGGTCGAGTAAACCAGAATATGCCATGTTAGTACTTCATTGGTAAATGAGTGTTTTTATTAAACTAGACTGCACCACCCGGTCGTGCTCTCGAAATACGAAATCCATGTAAAGGTAAGTCAGTAACACTTCTGTTAGCTAGATGTTGATCTGCTTTAATCAATTCATCTACACGACGTTCACGAACCATTCCTTCATCCGTACTAACTTGTTCTGGTGCTTTAGCAAGATTAGCTATATCGTTTGAGTCAATTGTGTTATCGGGTTTTTGAGCATACTTTTGAAGTACTTCAAAGTGTCCTTCATCAGCAGATTGTAAAGTTCCTTCGGCAAAGATCCTCCAACTCCATCTACCAGTAACATTTAGATCTACATTTATTTGTAAATCATATATGCCAATACCAATCTTAATTAAATTTGGATCTGGTTCAGTTAGAATTACTTCTGTGCCATCTGGTTTTAAATAAGATCCTTTAACTTCAGATGGATCAGTAATAACACCATCTTTGTCTGTAAAGGTTCCTCGTTGAACAACTAGATCACCAAAATCATGAAATACATGGGTCATATTATCATCCAGACGCTCTAAAGAAACCAGCAGCATCAATTTGTGCAGTTATATCAGATCCATCTGTTGTAACTACAAAATCATAAAGACACACTGGAATAATGTTTGCATCAGTACCACCTGTAGTATCTGCATCATAACAGATAAGAAGTCTAGTTAATGATTCACCAGACATACCTGTAAATGTTTGATTTGGTATGTCTAAATCATAACGATCATTTGCATCATCTGGACCGGGATCTGCTACTAGTTCAGTATCAGTAATTATTTTTCTTGCATAACTACCATCAACTGATTCAGAAAATCCTCCATTTGCTTCAATTGCTGCAAGGGTATCTAAGTCCCGTAAAGTTGCATCTGTGATTGCACCTAAACCAAGCACAACAATAAATGCTGAGTTTGCTGGATCATTGTCTTTAATACGTTGATAGAGAGCTACTGCTTGTCCTAAAGAAATATTAAATACCAAGTCTGCCATGTCTATGACTCCTGTTGTTTTGTTAAATCAGTTACAGAAAGAATAGGTGTTTTGTCTTGAATTCCTACAGTTGGTGTTTTGTCTTGAACTGTTACCATTCCTGCTGCAATATCAGCACCACCAGTAGGATCAATGTTTAATGCACTATCTATTTCAGTAGATAGCCCTAAAGTTAAAGATTTGAGAATACTTAAAGATAAGGCAAGATTTGTTTCTGCTGCTTGACCAATAGATATTAAGAAAGTTGGTACTATTGATAATGCAGTATCAGTCTCATTTGCTAAACCAACTGCTTTTTCTTTTAAGGAAGTAACAGATAGAGCATTATTTGTTTCAGTAGCTATTCCTAAAAGTATTGCACCTTTAACAGCTATTGGCAAAGCAATATTGGTTTCAGAAGCTATACCAATTACAACAGTAGTACCAGTTGATATTGCTATTGAGAGAGAGGTATCAGAAGAAGTAGCTTGACCTAGTAGTACTGTCTTTGCAGAAGTAATTGTTAAGGATACATCTGTTTCATTAGGTTGTCCAAAAGTTATTGACTTTAATGAGACTACTGATAATGATGTATCTGTCTCAGTTGCTTGACCAAGTGTAACTACAATTGCTTGTACTATATTTATATTTAAGGCTAAATCTGTTTCTTCTGCTTGTCCTATTGATCTGATCTTAGTTGCTACTATTGGTAATGCTAAATTAGTTTCCGTAGCTTGACCAATAGCTA